TAAGGTTAGCTTGGGTCATTTATATCTCCTGGATGCGGCCAGTTCTTAGTTTGGCCTCTAGCTGGAGCAGCGGGAGACCCTTCTAGGCCCCGTTGCAGTTCTGGTAATGGTAAAGGTGCCTGTAATGGGATACTATGTACGAGAAGCTCCGAAGGTGCAAACCTTGGGGACGGGTTACGATAAGCCATCAATAACCCACTTCGTTCCAGAAAACTTACACCGCTTTTAGTATCGGGCATAACTGACTCCTTATAATTACGTTAAAGGTTTCACGTCCATATGAAACACAACAAAACAAAAACTAGATAAACACGTGAGCATATCGGAAGAAACTACGAATCCGCAAGTACAGGGCAAGCAAGCTCTTAAACTTATTAAAGTTTTATACTCAGAGCTGCGGAACCCCTTATTGCGTAGACAGCTAGAAGAAACCACGGAGATGTTACTCAGCTCCGGGATGCCTAGCCTTGCACCTTTGTTACCTCTACTCCTCAATCTAAAGGGTAGACCATACACACTTAAAGACCACTATCCGTTTGAACCCTTTTTTAATTCGTTCATGTCGAATAATATCGTCCTAAAAACTGGACGACAAGTATCTAAAAGCACAAGCCTCGCGGCTCAAGGTGTAGTAATTTCTAACTGTATCCCGCACTTCAATACACTTTACATAACGCCATTATACGAAATGGTACGTCGTTTTAGTAATAATTATGTCCGAGGGTTTATCGATCAATCTCCAGTCAGTAAACTCTGGACTGGAACAGACACTAGCTCTAGCGTCTTACAGCGGTCATTCGTCAACAAATCTAATATGTTCTTTTCTTTCGCGTTTATGGACGCGGAAAGAACTCGAGGGATCAACGCAGATAAATGCGCATACGATGAAGTCCAAGATCTCGACTCATCGTTCATCCCTATCATTCGGGAAACCATGTCGGCCTCCCCTTGGAATATCTCTCAGTACGCAGGTACTCCCAAGACTCTCGACAATACGCTCGAAGGTCTATGGTCTCAGTCCTCCATGGCTGAGTGGGTAATTACTTGCGACAGGTGTGGGTATGAAAACGTACCGTCTATGGAGCACGATTTAGACGACATGATAGGTCCATGGCGAGAAGACATCTCCGAAGAAAACCCTGGAACCTTATGCGCTAAATGCCGCAGACCTGTTAACCCACGTTACGGGATGTGGTACCACAATCATCCAGATAAAATTGGAGAGTTCTCCGGGTACCACGTGCCTCAAATCGTTATGCCTATGCATTACGCCAACCCAGATAAGTGGTCTATTCTCGTAGGGAAACGTGAAGGGCGATTCAATACGCCCATTAATGTTTTCTACAATGAAGTCTGCGGTGAGAGCTACGACACAGGGTCGAAGCTGGTTACCGTCACTGACCTTAAGAAGGCGTCCTGCCTAGGTCCCAACGACATAGACGAAGCTGCCAAGAAGTTTAACTCCGGACATTACTTGGCAAAAGTCCTCGCGGTTGACTGGGGCGGTGGAGGTGCCAAGGGCGTCAGCTTCACTACCTATGCTGTAATGGGCATCAAACCTAGCGGACAGATACATGTGCTCTACGGTTACAGATCTCTTACTCCGCATGACTTCGATCGTGAAGCTCGTCTTTGTTTGCGATTCATGGCTAAATTTAATTGCACACACCTAGTGCACGATTACACAGGGGCAGGTGCTCACCGTGAGAAGTATGTTATCGACGCAGGATTCCCCTACGACAATGTAATACCTATCTGGTATGTCCGAGCAGGTAGTCAGGAGATGATGAAGTTTGTCCCTGCAAACCCCGCACACCCTCGCCACCATTACAAGGTGGACAAGGCTAGAAGCCTCGTACTAACCTGTAGCCAAATTACGTCAGGCAAGCTATTGTTCTTTGACTACGATTACAAAGGAGAAGACCAGTCAGGATTACTGCATGACTTCTTGGCTCTTGTAGAAGATAAGGTGGACTCACGTATGGGTCGCGATATCTATACGATCATACGCCAACAAAACATGTCCGACGACTTTGCTCAATCTGTGAACTTCGGCTGCTGTGCCTTATGGCATATGACACAATCATTCCCCAATATTGTGGATGTAGAAGATTACAATGTCAGCAGTGCTATCTATGAAGCGATGCACCCTGAGAACCCCACATGGGACGATGTAGATATTCAACCTTCGTAAACTCTTAACGTAGTCGACTCCATCTGTTGTACGTTCTCGGCCCACCAAGCTTTATCTATGATCCAGCCCAGACAGTTCTCTAGGTTGGACTCTTTAATTAGAACGTCACCTCGGATCATGTGTTCGGTCATATCATTTATGTCCAATCTGGGTAAGTTCTTTTTCTTCCACAGATTAAGCAACTTGGCTTTAGCTACGAATACTCCGTCGGGAGTATGCCAAGCCATCTTATCCGGAGAAAATTTACTCCCTATCTCAAACTCCCCAGAGTTGTACCACCTCGACAGTAGCCTGCCGAACGCTGATAGGGTCTTATGTCTGGCATACACACTCAGCAGCTGCCGACTATTTCTTACAGGTGTGGCGTCTACATGATGGGACTCTATCCACTCTGCCACACTATCAAACACGCTATCAAGTAACTCTCCGCCTTGATAAACGTTTATCAACTTTTTATCCATGATGTAACTTAGGTAGTTTGTCACCAGATAATCTCTAGCTTTATCCGTGGCTCCTCCGGAAGTTATATCCATGTCCACTACGATGTTCCATCCGCCTGCAGCAAGCAACCCTAGAGCCTGCTCAAGAGACACAACGATTACGTCTTTGTGTTGCTTTCTCTCATTGACCCATTGCATCATTTTAACTTCGGTGGACCGGTCGTCTAATCCTATAACCATCGGCCAGTTGTGTTCGTTTTCCTTTACCTTAGGCTCCCGGCCCCCTATCTCACACTGATGACAACCTAGAGACCGTGCAACCTGTCGCATACCCTGTATAGCACCTGCTCCTACCACCGCTATGCCGCGAGTAGGGTGATTAAATGCTGGGGCTAGTATATTCGCAACACAAGCACACCAGTTAGCCCAGAAGGCCTCTGAGGCTCTCCCTGGCTTAACCAGCCGTTCCATCTCGTCCGGAGTCAGCTCTCTGAAGTCTTGTATATGTGACGCGGGTGAATCCTCGACAACGGTTGCTTGCTCTTTCCGTTTGGCATCGCCCTCTGAGATAGTGTAATGCGGGAGGTGGAACATCTCTGTTGTATCGTCCCACCCTACAACATCACAGCCTTGTACAAATATGGCTGCCTTGAATAACAACGCCAGCTCGATGCCGGCCTGTTCCCACTTCGCAGAGTACCTGAGCAAGCCTTTACCTTTTGTAAGCAAGAAGCCTTGCATCCAAGCAAAGGGCTTACTGGTCATCTTTTTACGATCTACGCAGAACTCGTACTCAGTACCTAGATACTTAACGCGTCCTTGGTAGTATGTTTTCTTGCTTCTAGATACATAAATAACTTTGTCTATACGTAGCACGGCATCCGCCACTAGACTCTCTGACGAGTGGCTAGCTCGGCTGCTCCGCTTCTCTAGTGTCCAGTACCAGCTATCTTCTCTCTCTTCGATTAACCGTGTACCTAGCACTACGACACGGCCTACTGCTCGAAACTTGGACAAAGACTTAAGGCGTTCCTTTGTGCCTACGCTTATCTTGTCAAATATCTTACGTGTCATTGCTCTCGGCAGGCTGTAGACAAGCTCCTCTAACTCGGGAGTTGTTGCGGTCTCGGCAAAGTTTTCAAAAGCATCTGACCAGTGTGTGCTATTCTCCTCTAGCTTTTGCAGAGTTTCCCTAGGTTGCCCATAGTCTATGTCAGCAACTGTAACCATGTACCCGTCGCTGGTGATAGCTTGGGCAAGGGCTTCGGGAGAGAATTTCGTATCACATATTACTATCTTTCGATTACCGAACATGTCCCAAGCAAACCTAGAGCGTCGGTTACCGTCATCCCTCCACAGCACTAAGGGTAAGGGCTCGGTCCTCATTCCCATATGTCGCATCTGCAAACGAACGCCAGAGATGTGATCCCGAAATCCGAACACGGTGTCACCCTTTGTCGAAAATACTTTCGGATGACCAGCTAGTCCAGACTCCTTAACGTCCCTATTTTTTAATGTGCATTTATACAGCACGTCCTTATCCGGGTCTGCGTTTCTTCCAATAATGGTTATTCCGCAAATTCTTCCTGGCATATCGTAGTAAGGGATTACAAGAACATCTCCCCAATTCCGCCCCACAAATATTCGACTATTGCTGGGGTTACTTATATACTTGCCCGGCACATTGCTGCCAGACTTGTAGGTGTTGGGCCAGAATAATGCTTCTAGCACAGAGTAATGCATACCCGCTACCAGTCTGTTAGCTCCAGCTTTACGCCATGCAGAGGACCCCTCTATCCTCCAACCGTACTTTCTAGAGATGTCTATTACGCCCTGAGACTGTATATTTCCGAACGACTTATCTAAAGTTTCTTTAAGCGTTATAGGCAGATCGATGTGGTTTGTCTTATAATTTTGGATATAATCATTAGTTGATCGTTCTTTAGGTAATAT